ACGCTGCGGGCGCCAAATTTCTGTCGCGCCTTCGGAGCGAACACGCCCGGCATCCGTTCGACCTCGTCATCATCAATCCGCTTTTTTCGTTCTGCGGGTGCAACGTATCCGAGCAAAGCGAGATGTCGGCGTTTCTCCGCAACGGGCTCAATCCGATCCTGAACGACACGCGCGCCGCCGCTATCATCGTTCACCATACGAACAAGCCACCCGCTGACGGGAAAAACCAACCGGACGGCAACACCGAGTTGCGTTACGTCGGGTCCGGATCGGCTGAACTCACCAATTGGGCTCGCGCCTACATCACGCTGCAAGCCGTGAAGTCTGCCGGCGATGGCGTTTTCAAGATGTCGTTCGCCAAGCGCGGCACCCGCGCCGGCATCGTTGACGCCGAGGGCAAGCCAACCACCAGCGTCATGATCGGACACTCACCGCACGGTCTGTGCTGGGTGCCGTCAGAATACGCGCCGTTGAAGGACAAGGGCGGTAAGTTCGTGGCGAAGTTCGACCTGGCGCGAGCGGCGGAAGTCTATGACCCGGAACTCGATTGGGAGGCTAACGAAATCGCCATCGCACTCGATCAGGCCGTCATCCGAAAGACGGTCCGCAGGCACCAAAAAAACATCTTGGACACGGTGTGAAAAAATCGACCTCCATGTCCACGACCTCGCCGCTTGACTGGACACGGCAAGAAAACCGTGTCCGCACCGTGTCCTGTCCATGTCCAACGGACACGGCTAGGACATTTGGACACGGTGCCCCATTACTAATAATGGGGCCGTGTCCCATGTCCAAGGACAGGGAGAGGAAGCCAGAAGAAAAGACCCCAACAATCCGCCCACCGTACGGCCGATGCCGGCGGGTGCACCATACCCCGGGCAGGGCAAAAAGTGTAAGTAAACGATCCTCACACGCAAACGTGCAGCAATCTTCTTACATCTCCAAAACAGGTATCTGACCATGCCACGACCACGTAAACCCACCGCGCTGCTTGAACTTTCCGGCGCTTTCAAGAAACACCCCGAGCGCAGAAAGCAGCGCCTGGGCGAACCAATCGCATCCGGCGAGATAGGCGCCGAGGTTGAGAACCTCCCGAAGCTGGCCTCGGTCTGCTGGCGACGGATCGTCGAGTTGGCGCCGAAAGGCGTCTTGAAAAACTGTGACGAGGGTTTCGTCGAACTGACGGCCCGTCTCTGGGCAAACGTCAAATCCGGCCGCGCGACAGTCGCCGAGCAGGCCCTTCTCCTGAAGTGCTGGCAGCAACTCGGGTGCACGCCGGCCAGTCGCGCGAGCGTTCAAGTCAAACCAGAGGACGCAGAAAACGAATTTTCGGCGGTTTGACCGACGACAGCCCATTCATTTATGAAGAACCGGAACGTATCAGACCCCGCGGTACAAGTTGCGCCGTCGGTAGCCGGCTGCATTGGCGACCCGCCGTCGCGGCTCACGCGCGAGGAAGGGCAGATTTGGCGAGAGATCGTCGACGAGTGCCCGCCTGGCGTACTCAAATCGTACGACCGTCTCGGGCTCGCGGTTTACTGCCGCATCGAAGCGCGAATCCGCGCGGGTAACGCGCCAGAAGGTTTCGAGGCAGAGGCCGGTGCATGGCTTGAAGAGTTCGGCATGACGCCAGCCGCGCGCGTGCGAATGGGGATAGCCGGCTGAGTAAAGGCTGGGCACGACCACCGCCGCTTCCGATCACGCGATATTAATGCGCAGCCAGTCAGGAGAAATCGCCAGCGCGATCCAGTGGGTCATTGAGCCGACGAATCCGGCGACCCGCGGGCACCGCGCCGTTGCCTTCGCGATTACACTTCTCGGACCTTCCGCGGTCGACGGACTCACAACCGTTCGCGATGTCGCGGAGGCCCGCGGCGTGCCAGAGGCAACGATGTGGGCGTACATGAAGACGCTGCGCGCGCGATTCGGGATGAGGCCGCCGATAATCGCGCGGATCGCGCACGAGACTCCCGATTTCAGGCCCACCACGCGCGGCGTAGAGACGGACACCACAGAGGAGCCGTTAGACGACAGCCACTTAGAAAGCTTCTTTAAGGAAATGTAGAGACACGTTGGCCATACCTGAAGGCAGTCACTCTGACCGCCGCTAAATCAAAAATAGCATCATGACCACTAAGACAATCAGCGCACAGCCCAAGCCCGTTTCAAAAACCGCGAACGCCGCGATCAAACTCTCGCCAGAGGAGGCGTGCCGTCGCGCACGGGCAGAAGCGCTTCTGATTGCGGACTACCACGCGAAGCTCGCACGAAAGCGTGATGTGCTCATGGAAAGAATGGAAAACGCAGACGCGGAAGAGCGCGAAAGTATCGGCTCGGAACTCGCCACGCTCAACGTCAACGAACTGTTTGCGGATCACGCGATCAACGCGGCGCGCGACAACCTCCGTGCGCTCGCACCGCGTGCGGTGGTTCACGTCGCTACGTTGGTCGACAAACTGAGCGCGATTCACCTCCAGTGCGGCGAAATCGTCCGCAAGCAGGTCGAACAAGCCGTTCACGGCGCTTTGTCAAAGAAGGGGTGGTGGACGTTTCAGGAGTTGAACTGGCTGATTCCTCGCTCCCAGCCGATGCGCGCGCAGCACGTATTCGAGCAAGAGCACTACGCGAATCTTGGGATTGGCCTCGTCTCGATGTTCGACGAAGAGACGAAAGCGACGTTCGACACCTTTTCAGAAGAGGTAATCAAGAATCCTGCGAGTTTCGTCGGCGCGCAGGACCGGTTGATAAAGTCGATTGCCGCAGCGGAACAACGCCTCGCTGAACTCACGAAGCAACCCGCCCGGCCATGATCGGCGCACGCGACCATTTCAGCCCTGGCGAGGTCGCGTTGCTTCGCGGCGTACCCACAAAAGCAGTACATCGCGCGATCCACGCCGGCGACCTTCGTGCGCACCGGTACAATGCGCGCCTGATTGTAGTAGATCGGGCCGATCTTGAGGCGTGGATTGCGCTGTGTGCACGCCGGGCGGTGTCCCCAGTGTCCCGAAGGGGGCGTAGTCGCCCGAATGGCAACAGGTCCGAGTGTAAGCCCGACCGCGCGGCCCCCATAGTGGCGACTGACAAACCGCCCTGCGCGGACCAACCAACGCAACAATCCAACTCATCAATCTGATTTTCGAAACCATGAAGCCTCACCCTAAACCATTTCCAACGCTCATCGACATTGTGCGTTCGGGAGCGGTCTCCTCAGGCAGCATCTGTCGCTCACTCACCGATGAACAAGAAGACGCGCAGGTAAAAATGCGCGCCTGGTCGCATGGCTTTCACAATGGCGGAATAATTCTGCCGTTCTTCGAGGCCACCGCGAATCCCGTGTTTAAGCGCGAACAGCGCGCGATGACCGCAACAGGAACAACCACAACCACCGGCGACCAAGGCGGGCTGGCAATCGCGCTTGGTGTTCCAGAGATCGGTTACGCGTTGCTTGACCCTCTGCGGTTGCCAGCGCTCGGCGCGCGAGTTCTTACGAATCTTAGCGGCAACACCAATCTGCCGGCAGACGTGCCTGGATTGAGCGCCGCATGGCTGAGCGAAAACGCTGTCGCGTCCGACACGACCACGCTTTTCCAAACACTGGCGCTGTTGCCACAGCGCGTCGTCGCGAGCCTTCCCGTGTCTCAACAGTTGCTGATTCAGACGCCAGAGAACGAAACATACCTTCGGCAGACGGTTCTCGGCGCTCTGGCCGTTGAGATTCAGCGCGTCGCCATCGTCGGTGCCGGGCACGGCTCAAATCAGCCGCTTGGCATCTTGAGCACGACCGGAGTGGGCGCTGTCGCTGGCGGCACGAATGGAGCCGCGCCGACTTACAACAACGTTTGCGATCTTGAGTATTCGGTATCGAAGGCCGACCTCGGCAACCTCGGATGGATGCTCTCGCCGGCCGTGCGCCGCAAACTTCGCGAGACGCCAATCTTCACCAGTGGCTCTGTGCCGATATGGCCGCAGAGCGACGCCTACAGCCTGCTTGGTCACCCGGCAGGCGTCACAACCGGTTCGCCCGACAATCTTACCAAGGGCACGTCGGCGGGCAACTGTTCGTCGATCGTCATAGGCGAATGGAGTGAATTCTTCCTTGGTCTCTGGGGCGCAGGCGTCGAAGTCGATGCGTTCCGCTCTGTTGCCCAGGCGAAAATCGGCGAGGTAACGCTTGTCGCGTCGGTCTACGTTGACAGCGGAATCCGAATTCCGTCCGCGTTCAGCGTCATGTCAGACGCGCTCTGCTAACCACTTCCTTTGGCTGTATCAGACTAGTCAGTACGTGTGTTTTTGTGAATGTCC